GAATCCTTTAAACTTTTACGAGAAGTTTGTATGACCAATAATACTAAACGTTTTGCACGTGATCAAGTTAGACATTTTCTTCAATCTGATAAATCAATCAACTTAGATTCAATTGATGTCGCTATTCTCTATACCATTGCTGGATATATTGATTTGCCTAAAGGTGAATGTTTTGCCAAAAGAGAAGTGTTGATATTTGAATCAAAATGCAGTGACCGCACCTTTCGTCGTAAAACCAAAATATTACTCGAAAATAAAATCATTTTTAAATATTGCAAATTAGATGACAAACGAGAACGGTATTTATTAGGTGAGAAAATTACAGGCATAATCCAAGATGAGTAATGGTGGCAGAAGTTAGCAAAGTGCTGCCACGCTTTGGACTCACAGTCCAACGATTTGTCCACCATCCGGACTCACAGTCCAAAATATTGGACTCACAGTCCACTATATATATAAGAATAGATAACCACATATATACAACATACAGTTGTTGTTTTTCTTTTTTCCTCATGGGGAAATTATCAATAAATCTCCCATTGACTTAAAGAATTGTATATTTTTTAGACATAACTCTGTCTATCATAATCATTTTGGGGAGTACTTTGGATCATGCGTTCTTGGTCGTTCAATAAAATAGCTTCATTCAACTTCAGTTGGTATTTACCTTCCAGCACTTTCCCTAATCCTACATTGTTAGTTAGCACCGCAGCACATTCAGCCGCTGTATAAAGCACGAGAGCGCGGTAGAACAAAGGTGGTATGACGCCATAACTCACCGTCTGGACGACGTAGTAGTAAAGCACGGGGCGCACATTGGTCATTAACGTCTGGTCTATGATCCGGTAGACAAAACTGAATGCCGTGCTGGACAACTGCCAGGAGAACCGGTCCATACGGTTATAATCAGCGGGCAATGTGTAGTTATACAGGTAGTCAGGCGAGATATTAGCGACATTTGGCGTATCGTCTGTCACAAATTTTATCGCAAAGTTCCAGTCTGTACGCAGTAGCATTTCAGGTAACAAGATATCGAGTTTATTCGATATTAATGTTGATGCAGCGGTAGAAGTTAACGTCTGAATAAACGGAAACCCTAACTCATTGAGCACTTGATTAACAACATCTAACTTAGCAGGCATATTTTCCTCCCAAAAGGAGGGAGGAGGACTTGAATATCATCCTCCCCGTTGGCCTTTATGCAGTTGCAATAATGCGATAGTGAATCTTAGCAACCCAAGTACCATCACCTGTGGTGAATGCACCCGTCTTATTAGACAAGTAAAGACCTTTATTGACATTAGCGACAAATGGTACAAGCCCACCATCAGTGGTGGCTGCATTTCCAGAGTTACCATTAAACATAAAGACACTACTTGCTGCTGCAAAGAAGTCTGCCGCTGCTTCAATATTGGTAGCATGCTGACCAAGACCGTTAGCAGTAGAGTCCCATTGTGCTGCGACCACACCGCCAGCTGCATAAGCTGCAGCGACAAATGTCATCACGAGCTCCATACGGTCTACCACGATCAATCTATTTGCACCTGGTGCTGCAATTAACAACATTGGTGCTGCATACATACCATTGAACTGTGCTGCTGTAATTGGGACTGATGCATAGCGTAAAACATTGTCTACATTAAACCCAGAATCTTCTACTGTCCCAGCGGTGTCATTAAAACTAGCAAAGTTATTGGCGACCGTTGCTCCATTAACAGAAGCTACCGTAGGCAATAAATTGTCAGAAGCGTCCTTACCAGCTGCTGTACCTAATGCTGGATCAGGCAATGCAACTAATGTACTTACGCCAGCAGTAATACTAACAGAGAACGAACCTAACGTTGCTGACATACCACTTGGATATAATGGAAAAGTACTTAAGTCATCATAATTTATCCAAAAAACATCGTTTTCTTTGAATTCACCTTGACTTAAAAACGCATCTAAATAACCAGCCGTAGTAATTTCAGCTAAACTGTCCGCCGTTGATGCTACAAAAATAGTTGGCGCTGTTCCTACAATCGCGGGAGAAGCAATGCCAAAAGATTCAAAAGCCATGATACTGCTCCTTAGTTATTTACGTATGGGTCATTACAAGTTAACAATGCAATACCATTGTACTGAATAATCAATGCACCGGAAGTCATAATCGTCAAGAGTTCCCAACGGTCTTGGTTAGGCAACCATGTGATACTTGTCATGATGTCACGATTGTATGATTGAACAATAGCGTCTTTATGTACCATTGGAACAAGATATACATAAGGCGATATCAATGTACCTAACCCTGTTCTTGGGATTTTGTTAATACCATTTTCACCAAGGAAACGCATATCACAACCAAGATAGCCCGTAATACGGTTGTCGGTCAGTGGCTTAACATCATTGTAGAAGAAGTTGACTACCCGATCATCAGCATACAATGAGGTCTTTAATAGAGCTGGTGCCCAGATAGACACGGAATAATCCATGATGTCTACGCCTTGGCTTTCCAAGTAAGCAATCCCTGCCGCAATCTTGCCTTCGTTTAAGCCGGTATTTACACCAACTGTAATAGGGAAGGTTTGGATCGTGCCCACAGAAGGGTCACTAAAGATCGCGTCAATCTTCAAGAAGTCGTCATTACGAGCGCCAGCTAATGCATGGAGTTTTGCGTGGTCAACGATCTTGTCGAAGTTGAACAATGTCTTTTCACCACCACCGATTACCGTTTTGACATGATAATCATTAGTCAAAACTTGACGGTTTGTTTCATCAACGGGGGTGGGTGGAATGTCAACAGGTGCGAAATCACCTAATGTCATTTCAATTAAATCTGAAACAGGCACGTTTAATGTCGTACCAGTCGTACCATGACGTTCGTCAATAGTACCTTGTAATCTAAGGTGGTTCTGATACTTGAGGGTCACTTCAGTATCGAACAACTGCATTGCAGCTGCTAAATTAATACCGGCCATGAATATTACTCCAATAGTTGGATAACGAAAAAATCCGTTAAACATCTATCAGGGTAAGCCGTAGCTCGCTGATAACGTTATGGTCGACTTAAACGGGTATCTTTTGGAAGCGTTTAAGTTAACACCAATAGTATAGCGCAGTTATTGGTCGTTGCAACGTCCCATGTAAGTAATCATATCTTTTAATGGCTCTCATCACGCATGATAAGGCTTCTCAACTAGATTTCAACGGAGCAAAAAATCATGGTAGATGAACATAAATGTGGTGGTTGTTGTCCAGGGCCACAAGGCAACATGGGGCCACAAGGGCTTCAAGGCGTCCAGGGCGTCCCTGGAAAAGATGGCGCACAAGGCCAAGCTGGTCAACAAGGCCTACAAGGCGTCCCTGGTGATAAAGGCAATCCGGGTGACAAAGGCGACCAAGGCCTACAAGGCCTACAAGGTTCTCCCGGTGTCCAAGGCGCACAAGGCGTACCAGGACAACAAGGCCAACCTGGATTAAATGGTCAAGTGGGGCCACAAGGCGTCCCTGGTGCACAAGGACTCCCAGGACGACAAGGACTACAAGGCATACCAGGCGATTGTGTTGAATGCCCATGCCATTGTGACGCACCAGAATTTGCAGAAGTATTTTCTTCACTCCCTCAAACATTAGCTGCATCTCCTGGCGCATTACTAGCAGGTCAAGTTGTTTTATTAGAAAATACACTTTTTGCAAGTCCTAGCATTGATGTTTCTCAAGCGGGTGTGAATGGAAAAATCATCATCAATAAAGCGGGCTGGTATGATGTTTATACAGGCATTTGCGGCTATTTAAATCCAATTGCTTCGCCACTTCCATGCTGGACATTATCACTCTTTAAAAATGGCGTTTACGTAGCGGGCTCAACATTTGCTAACCAAACCATTTCTCCTGAACAAAAGTCGAACGAAATTGTTGCAGACGTATTTGTTCATTTTAATGTTGGAGATGTGTTGGAACTATGCAATACAAGTACCGCAATTGTTAATATGGCCGCTCCAACATTAGGCACTAACTCCCCGGCAAACTCTGCCTATATGAAGCTAATTTTATTACAAGCTGATTAATATTAATGCCCGATGAAAGTCGGGCGTTATTTTATTATAACAATATAATTGTGTTATGATTTTATCACTGAATAATATTTCGATTAGGGACCAAAATAACACCTTCGTTCGGATCACGTATTGTACTTTCTCCAATATTCAAGAAATTACCGTCCAGCATAAAATCACATTCTAACTGGTAATATTCTTCTTTAATTTTAAATTTGCTTTTAAAGTGGTGCCACTGGCCATCTTTATATTTGTGTTTCACCTGTTCATACATTAATTTAATAAGCCTACGTTGCAATGGTGAAAAGTCCTTAATACGTTTAATAGTCATTATACTTCCCTGGGTCTTGCCTATCTTCCCAATCAGTCATACGTTGTTCTATTTTACTTATACGTTCCCAAATCATATCAATTTCAGATTTGGGTTTTAACATATCAGCGACCGTGATGGCTTTCTGTCCTATACGACCACACTTACCACATCCACCAATTAATGGTTTTTGATGAGGACAAACTGCATAAACACTCACAGGACCATTATTTTTCGACATTGCCAAATCGCTCATTGCCGACTTCAATTGCTAGGTTTTCATAACGTTCACGTGCGCGACGGTCTGCCTTGTTACTATGATACGCTTTAGCAGCGTCCATCAATTCTTTCTGTCCGTCGTAGGTACTCGTTTTACCAGCACTACCACTAGCAATACCTGGTACTTCGCTATTTAATGTTTGGTCTCTATGCTTCAATGCATCACTCATTACTTTATCGTCCCTTATTATTTTATCTAAAATGACTGGTTGTAAACTTTCAGGGTAGTTCTTTTTAACATAGTCCTGCAAGATGTTTAATCTTTCTTCCCCTATGTTCTTCTTTTTACTTTCATATTGTTCTCGTTGTTTAACAACACGCGATTCCATGTCTTTTGCAGTTTTTTCGTATTGCGCCTGAGTAAGTCCTGCATTTTTTGCGAGTCGTTGAATATCTGTAAGCTCATCTTGTCGTAATCCAATCCCTTGAATTTCGCCATAATTCTCAGGTACTTTGGTAACAGTTTCATGCGTTTCCTTTAACGAATGAAATTCATTCGAAAGTTTAGAATATTCTTTGTCTTTATTAATAATAGCAGCTTCCATGTCCTCAGCTGACTTGTATTTTCCTGCCCATAATTTAGGGGAGACTATATTATCAACAATCGATTCAGATTGGGAGGGTTGGGAAATGTTGTTTCCATGCGTCACTGCTATTGATTGTTGGGTTGCTACTTCCGTCATTATATTTCTCCATCACATCATTTACTTTATTAATAATAATTTTAATATCACGCCATACACTTCGTCGCCCATCATGCCATACAAATAATTCCATTGAAGGTTGTTGTGGTTCTTCCATGACAATAGACTCGAGCATGTATACTAAAAATTCTTTAGCTACATCGTTTCCAACAAACGTAATATAAGTTTTATATTCAATTTTACTAATTTTACCTTCATGTAACAATCTCTGTAACTTGTCCATTAAACTTGTACGCCCCCCGAATTTGGCAACTGGCTTTGCACAGCTGCGGTACTGGCTTGTGGCAATTGTTGCTGCTGCGCAACTTGGCCTGCTTGTTGAATGAATTGTGTAAGCTGTTCATCACTGACATATAAATCACTGGGAAGATTGAGCCATTCGCGCAATCTATCTTTTACTTTAGCCAAGTTCGTTGCCATTAACGGCGAACCTTGTCCCCAGAATTGTTGGAGAATTTGCATATTAGTCACAAAATGCGTGAGGTCATCTTGCTTCTGCAGGTCAAACAATGGCGATTGAAAATCAAACGTAAAACGCTTGGTCGTTTTAAACATCGTACCACGGTCTTTTGTCAGTAATCGGCGTTCAGATAATATTCGCGCAGCCACATCATAAATTTGTTTAGGCAATTCATTAATCAAGCGAGAGATATCAGTAGAAGTGCTGCGTTGTGCGCGGTTCTCACGTATAGATATTTCAGTTGCTGATTTAACGGGAGATGTAATCTCGCCAAGTGGGTCGACCATGAAACCTTTAAGGATAAATTCACGCGAGTCCTTGATCCAGTTAAATACATCGGGATATTCCGGCATCTGTAATGCTTCGAGTGGGTTGCGCCCATTCGGCATACGCGCAATCATTGCTCCTGCCCATTGCCTGACCATGTATGGATTAAAATATCCATCAGCATCATAGAACATCGGTGGGTTAGCTTTGAAGGCCAAGGTCTGAGTTGTGTATGCAAGTGTACGATTAAGGTCACGAATGAGAGGTAACATATCGATACCGATACCTCGTCCGTCAGACTCACCTGGCCTGACGCGATCTCGGTAGATAATAATTTGCGGGTATTTTCTTTCTGTTTCCCATAAAGGTTCGAACATATCATCTTCTAGCACCGCATAAATAAAAAACTTATCTTCCGCTAATTTGATCTGACCGTATATCACAATAAAAATATCATTAGGAGATTCTTGTAGCGCATTGAGCCGATTACCACGATAGTCTGGAAAAGTATCTCTTATTTGTCGGCCTGTAAATTTACATTGGTACCAACACGTATTTAAAACATCATCTGTCGAGTACTCGATATATAAGCACACAGCAGGGACAGAACGAAAATAAAGAGGAGTGATATCGTCAATCGATTCCACCCAAAGCGCTCCGGTTCCCCCAACAAGATCGAGATTACTACTGCTAACGACGCGAGCCAGATTAGATTGATTAAGATAAAAGAATATGCGTTCATTAATTTCATCCATTGTTGGCTGGTTGGCTTCGATTGTGGCTTCATCAAACAACTGCTTGTCCATGACCAACTTTCCCCAAACCCTGTCCTTGGGCAAAAGTAACCCATGAATATCATTTGCTCGTTGATATGCCGCTAACACAGCAGTGTTGTCCCAAACTTGGACAGTAGTTGGTTTACCATCATCGCGATAGTTCCACTTAACATTAAAAGCATCACGATCAGGAATCACGTAATAATATAGGTCTTTGTACAACGCCAGCCAACGGTCTTTATATTGTTTGGTTTCTTGATAGCGCTCATTCAGTTTAGTATATTCCATTACTTTCCAGCCCCCCCAAATCCTCCTTTGACTAAATCAGTTGCTACTTTAGTGAACAATGAATCGTCCTGGTTGCCTCGTGCTTTCATCTGTGCGGGGGTATTAGTAGGCGTCCAAGATGGCTGTCCTTGCATTTTCAGAATTTCTATTTGGCGCTCACGCAGTGCTTGCCGTTCCTGCTCAATGTTTTGATTGTTTTCTTGGATTTGTGACTCTAGCAAGTCATTTGCATCATTATTATCATCATCACCCTGCATGACTAACGCCTCCAGTGCGTTATAATTTCATAGTTCCTCATATGGTCATACTTTAACAGTTTCTTATAAAAGTGGTAAGGTGTTAAGGTAAGCCCAACATCGACCTTTGAAAGATATCTCGCCAATTCATTGCACGTCAAGATACGTGGAACAAAAAATGTTTCACGTAGAACATAATAAGATTCTATCTCTATGATACATGTAACTGTAGATAATTTTTTAGCGGCATTAAAGAGGCTTCCTGCAGAAAAGTAACGTGACCTGCGTACTGCAATTCCTGAATGTGTCAACCTAAGTACAAACCATCGCTTGCCGACCTCTATAAAACAGTCAACGTGCTTATAGTCCTCATGAAGTAACCAATTACTTACCCATGAATCACCATGGTTGTAAAACACGAGAACAACGCGCATCAAAACCTCGGCAACGGTGGCATTTCAGACCATGCTAAAGGTGAAAGTATGCGTGACATTTCATTTGTATTAGCAAAAAATACGTCATGATTAATATTATAAAAACCAGATTGTATTTTTCTTCCGTCCCAAATTAATATATCTCTTTCATTATCTGGCATCTTCCATGCGCATTTCGTCCATTTAGCCATTACTCGTCCTTCGGTGGTTTAGGGATTTCCTGCCAATGTGATATAGGAAAGTCCCATTCACCATCTCTTAACGTACATACACCCACCCATTTGTATTCATGCGCTTCGACCACGAGATATCGACCGTCTTTTTTTGGCATTCGTTCAGTTGCTTTTATCCACTCAGCCATTAATTTTCTCCATAGGATGATGGATCTTTTCTAGGCTCTCCATCGACACCATATGGATAGACATAAGCACAATAAATGTCCCACATATGATTGCCATAATCCAAATATATTGGTCATTGTTCATAGGATAATTTTCCTAAACCCATTTAATCGGTAATCAAATTCATATTTGTTTATGAAATCAGGCGCACACCATGGACAGAGATCAAATGTTTCTTCACGGGTGTAGAAATCTTTTTGAGGATTATGAAGGTCAGGATTAGCTAGCATATCTTCTTGATGATGTTTATCTTTTAATCGTAGTATTTGATCGAGAATTTCATTTTCAAAACTCATTGTAAATTACCTGCCATCTGCCCTTTAATAAACTTTAACAGTTTAGTAGCACGACCAACCTTAATCATATCTAAGGGCGTTACATGTCCTAATGCTGGATTAGTATATTGAAACCATAGCCACACTTTACGCGCATTGCCTTGGAAGTATTGGTTCACCAGGTCGTAGCATTTCTGGATTGTTTTAGTGTCTTTCATCTATTTATCACGTAATTCAATTTCCTTGCGGAGTTTCACAATGGCTTTCTTTTCCATCGTGCCAATCCTACCAAAAGGGAGGTTATTTACAACTAATGATATTTCTCGGTGCGTATGACGACGAGAATATTTACCAAGCCCAAACCTCATTTCTATG